GCTGATTGGCTTCCTATTGGTAATTCAGCTATAACTAGATCAGATTGCTTGACAAAGTCTATAAGCGCCTTAGCAAGGCTTTTGGCGCGTTTATAGTCTTTGTTTGATGTTCTAACAGTCTTGTCGGAAGATGCTTCAGTTTTTACTAGTAGAGTGTCGAGTAACTCGCACTCTCCACTCTCTGTATCATAAACCATCTTGACCAATCCAGTATTACGAAGTGATGGGTCTATTCCTACTACTGTTAATTTAGCCATAATTAACCACGCTTAAACAGAGGGCGTTTTGGTGTAGCAGCAGTTTGAGGGATACCCACTTTAGTAGTAGTGCCTGATGCTTTATCATCTGCCTTGGCGGATGTATGGCCTTTCTTAGCAACAGTACGGTCACGCTCTTTACCTTCCCAAGTTTTTACCCACTTGTCATAGAAAGCAGCTTTTGTATCTGGTTGCTCTTGGCGTAACACCAATTCATTGAAGGTAAATGGCTCGTCTTCTAATGCAGAGAATACTGCATCAGTACGGTAACGCACTACTGTTTCGCCAGTAGGTTGGTAAGAACCATCGTCTGCTTTAGCTCGCTTATCTTCAATGTTTTTAACAATACCAAGAATTACTGGCTTACCTACTAAATCAGTAATTACTTGTACTTCTGTAGGTACTTCTTTTTTCTCTTCAAAGTCGTATAAAGCTACTACTTTCTCTTCTACGTCTAATTCAGTAACATCTACTTCACCAGCAACTGCAGCTAGTTCACGTAAGATTTTAAAGCTTGGTAAGTTACGTACAGTACCTGTAGCGTCTGTATAAGTGGTTTTACAGCCTTTGGCTTTGCCTGAAGTATAGTAGATGGTTTCACGATGTGTAGCACCTTCAGTAGTTTTGAAGTGGATTGTGACACTTTTAGCACCCTTCGGAGACTCACCTAAGTAAGCTAATTCGATGATACCTTTGTAAGCACCAGACTCCTCGATTTTAGCGAAGTTGCTACCGCCTACACGGGCTTCATCTTCATCTTGTACTGCTGAGTTATCTAATTGTACACCTTCAAATAATGACATAATATTTCTCCTAATTAATCTTCTTTATAGTATTCGTGTAGACGGTCAATGACTTGTTGAACGTCGTTATCTATGTAAAGTTCATCTAATGAAAACATATCAATAGGTGTTCTTATCTTTTCACCTATTCCTTTTTTAGTGATACAGGTCTGGAAGCAGTGCTTATAACCTTGTACCTCGTTTAGAGGAGTGATATGTAATAGATCGTTTTGTATGCCATTCAAGTCCTTTAATTTGACTCTTTTGGCATAGAGAATGGTAGAGAAGTAAGCCTCAATACCATTATTTTTAAGAGCGCCTTTAACAGGTACTCTAGTCTCATACACGCCAGTTTCTTCGTTTAACTGGGTTAATGTATGTGCTAAGAACACAACATTCTTAGAGCTCTTAGCCACATACTGTTGCATAAGATTTTTAAAGTACTGTTGGAATTCGCCCCATGCTTTCATGGTATTAGTGGCTGTAACTACTAATGTGCTCTCGTACAAGTCCATCAAGAAAGTAATACTATCTACTACAATCGTATGGATATGAGGTGATTGTTCCGCGTACTCAAATGCTTCGTATACCTGATAGCAATCAGTTATTGTATAGCTCTCAAAGCTGTTTTTAAATGGAGGTTTCTTACCTGCTTCACAGTTAAGGTACAAGACGCCTTTATGGTCTCTTAGGTTTTTTAACGACATAGTTTTACCTGAGGCAGATTCGCCACAGATAAGTACTAGGTTATCATTAACCTCCCCATTATATGAATAGGTTGTATCTTCTGGATTCATGTTATCTCCTAGTTGCTTGTTTTAAGCCTATTAGCATAATGCTTATAGGCAGTGACTAGTATTGTGCTATGGATTTCGACTTCAGGTAACTTATTCTCTAGCTTATCGTTTAAAGCCAGTACTCTATTAGTTACTTCATCTATCTCTAACCCACCATCAACCAACATAAGAGCATATTTAATTAGCTCATTAGAACGATTACCTTCTGTCATACGTAAAGCGAACCAACGTTCTAAGTTAGATAGGTTCTCTAATTTAACGATGTTTTTACGGTATTCTTCGTTCTTGTTTGTTGCTGGGATAAATGTAAGTACATCAAGCAATTCGCCTTCATTGTACTCATATACACAATTTTCATTGGTTAGCCATTTGCGTGAACGTTGGCCAGTAGCTGTATCTACTTCAAAAGGCAACCATTCAAAGACATTCTTCATAAATTCTTTATAATCTTTAGAATCCATGTAAAGCACATGGCTCATGGGTATGATTATTCTGAATCTATTCTCTTCTTCTGTATGGCGTTTAGTTGTATGGATTAAGAATGTGTAATCTTTTAATAACTGTTTAGCCATTTCATAAGTAACACTTTTCTCTACATCCAATACAATCATGTTAAAGCCTTTTATGGCTTTATCATCAGACCGATGATTGTCTATGAAGTGGTGGTTAGCCCAGTGTAGTCCAGGTGCTTGGATCAAGTTATGTAATTGATCAAATGGTTGTTGCTCTGGCTCATAGTTGTATGCAATATCATCACTATAACTGAAGATCATTTTGTCTAGATCAGTTTCTTGTAATGACTCACCACGTAAGAATTCAATACCATCCATATAAATTTTCTTAATGATGATATTGTTTCTGTAGCCCCATGAGGTAGCTAATTGCAGCATATCCTGTTTAGCAGATGCAGCTCCTCTAAAGAAAGGTAAATCCTCTACAAGGTCTGCTTGCGTAATGTCACGGCCTACAGATGCAATATACTTAGCTAATTTAACATGATTCTTTTCGCGTTTTAGTATCTTCTCAAAGGCTTTACCAGAATCTTCAGCTAAACGGATAGCACAAAATAGGTGATGTTGGGTAACTTCATCTGAGCCGTCTATAAAAGCGTAAGCTCCTGCCACTTTAAGTGCTTTGAAGTATCTATGACTTAGCTCCGCTTTTTGGATTTCTTTATGCTCTGGTAATTCGTAAGCACGTAGTTCGCAATAATCTTTGTATTTAAGTAACTCGATAGTAACATCACGAGACACTTCAATATCTTTACCAAAGTTATCTATATCAGCTAGTTCGAACAATCTATCAGCCATATCAAATAATGTCTGCTCATCGTTTTGATCAACTAGCTGTGATAACAATTCCTCTGGTGACTTCATGCCTGGCTTACGTGCATTACGTGTTAAGCCAAAGAAGCATCTACGTCCGTACCCTATTTCTAGGAAAGACATAAACTCTTCTTCTACTTTACCACCATTAAGTAGTTTAGTTGGTGTACCATAAAGTAATACGTTTGTAGGAGTACGCCCATCAACATCTTGGCTACGTGAGTTATCGGCAGTATTTTTAACTAATTTTTGTTTAGTCTTACCTACGTCAAATAACTCTAAGAACACAGTTAAAGCATCAGTATTACTCAGCAAATTACTGGCTACTTCGTCCATTTCAAAATTCAATGAACCAGCTTTAGCCATTAATAGTTTCTGACGTAACTGTTTGATCGCCGCAGGTGTAGCACTATCGAAAGAGAAGAGTAATTCACCATGCGAACGGAATTCTTTTGCTACTAGCTCTTCCTCTACGTTAATGTCGGTATTGTTAATAGCGGCTCGTTGCATAGCCATACTTAACAAATTTTGCTCCGCTATCATAGGGAAAGTTTCTTTCAAGAATCGGTCTTTAAATCGGTGAAGTACTTCCTCTTCCATTATGTTAGTAGAGTGGCCTTTACCAGTTCCAGATGGCGCTAGATTAAGCGCATACATATTGATAGGTATAAAGCCTCTATCCATAGTTTTGATGTTTGTACGCATCATTGAGGCGGCTTTACAAAAGTAATAAGCTACCTGCAATCTAAAGAACAGGTCAGCATCACTCTGTACTTTTTTACGTAATACTTTTACCAGTTCTTCAGATAATTCAAAATGAGGGTAATCTTTATAGTTAATGTCTGACATGGCTACACTCGCTCATTCGTTCTTACGTTACGTGCAATAATATCAGCCATAGTAGTCTGACCTTTCACAATCTTGCGGTAAAATGTCTCGCTTTTATTTAATTTAAGGGCGTTATTCATTTCAATAACAAAGACCTTAAAAGGTAATTTATCCTTGTTAGAGGTGAAACGATCCCATTCATCCAGTATAAAAGTGTACTGTTCTACCGTGATTACCGAAGTGTCATAAGGCTTTCTTGGTTTGTCTTCAGATTTTCTGGGGTTTCTTTTAGCAGATACTTCTTCATTAGTTTCAGTGTCTGTCCCAAAGAATACAACAATAGATTCGCCTACTTCAGCGATAACTTCCATTACATCGGAAATAAGGTTTTTTATACTTAGCATAAATGCCTCCTAGATGGTTAATAGACCTTGTGATATTAGATTTTGGGCTTGCTTGCATATAGTTACTGCAGGGCAATAAACACATGCTCTGGCTTGTCCAGGGACTTCCACCACCACACCCTTACCTTTACCTGTAGTCGCTTTATACGATTGAGCAACCGCCAAAGAGTCAAACACTCTGGTAGCTCTATTTCGTTTGGTTGGATCTTTGTAGTACTTAAAGGATGAATCTGTTTGCCATAATTCTTCCTTTGTACACGCTGGAATATCTTCTTCCGCAGCGTTTTTGTACCTATTCAGTTCAGTTATTTTATTTTTTATAAAACGCTCAGTTGCCTCTTCGTCCATTAAATCGTAATGAACAGGCAGTACCTTAGAGACTGGGTATGTAGGGTCTTTACCTACTTTAGATTTCATCCAGTCATTAAATACATAGTTGATTAATACTGTATCAGAGGTAACTAATTTAGGGTTAAGCCAACGATAAATAGAACCTTGTAAGGTATACTTATCGGCATTAAGGTCTTTAGTGTAGGTAAATGTGCTAGTGGTTTTAACGTCCTCTAATTGTCCGTTAAAGATGAAATCAAATTTACCGTGTATAACCCATCCGTTGATTTCTCTACTTGATCTAATTTCTTGATAAACTGGGATACATTTTGGATTTGCTTGTAAATACTCCTCAGAAGGATTTACAACAATTCTATCAACTACCTTTTGTGGTACATTCAATCTACGTAAAGCACGCTCTAAACGCTCTCTGTTTTGCCATGTGTGCTCTATTGCGGTATGAATTGCTGTACCTGCGCGAGAACTAACTAAATCAGACACATCTCGACTGATATTGTCGAAATCAACTCGTTGATTCAGGATAATCTGTTTTGTTGGTTTAAGCAGAGATGTGGCACTAATATGCGGTTTACCTGTACCGTCATTATAGTAGTCATATTCGTCGTCACAGAGCCATACTGCCATTGAATAAGGCAGATTATACATATTGGTGAAAATCATAATTAAATCCTCTAAATGAAAGTGCCAGCATCTCACTGGCAAGGAACATTATTTGATTGCCGTTCTAGCAATTACCACTAGGAGTTATTGTTGTTCATACTCTTCAATTGCTTTAAGAAGCTCTTCTTCGGTTATATTGTTCTTAATAGTAAGAGCCTTACTCCAGTTTGGAACATATAAATCCGTCTGAGCACCAATCTTAACAATAGGGTGCTCTAACTCAGGTGATTCATGGTTTTCCATACATTCGATAAGGTTCTTATTATACCATAATACCGTATCTACATCATTGCTGACTAGATAATATTGTGCATCATGTATTTGACATGAAGGTAGTACTTTACCTGCATAACCTTCATCAATAATACGATTAAGTAATTCATTAGCTGCTCTGGTATTAAGTAAACCATAAGATTGGCCTAATGCATTACCTGCAGTTCTACCTTCTTTAGCAGCTATTTGTGGAATTACTCCATTCACTATCAATGATTTTTTAAGTTTTGGTGTACGTACTTTTAGCCCATACGCACCAACAACATAACCGTCCTTAGACGCCTGTATTAGCTTATCGTTAACCCATTGGATAGATGCCTTGTAAAGGTCTTTAAAACGGCATTCTATGGCTTCAGCTTCTTCTAACGGGATACCCAAGTTATTGTGCAATGTAAACGCTGTACCTTGATAAGTTAGAGCAAAAGTAGGTGCTTTTGATTTCTGCCTTATTTCAGGGTACTTTGCCTCGATAGAATTAATGGATTCCACTGTGTCTTCTATATCAGGCAACTCTTCTTTGAAGTATGAGTATGCCCGTAAACAGTGGCCATCATAACCATC